GAAATTAGAATAAATTAACGGCAATCGAAGAGCATGTTTTGCAGCCAGCACGAGCCCCTCGCCCTGCTAGTTGAATTAACGCCAAAGCTTGCCAAGAAACGTTTTAGGGAAAGTATATATCAAGCCTGGGATTATAAATGTGGTTATTGCGAGGCTGATGCAACAAGTCTTGATCATATTATCCCGCGGTTTAAGTCGGGTTGCTCTAACCGACACAATTTAATTCCTGCTTGTTCTAAATGCAATGCAAACAAAGCATCTAGTGACATGGAAACCTGGTACGAGCAACAAGCTTTTTTTACGCAAGCAAAGTTAGATAGAATAAAGTCCTGGATGGAACCGGCCAATCTTACGGTTATTGATTTACAAGCGCACAGACAAGTATCATGACCACCTTTACGCAGCAATTTGGTAATTTTCTTAACCTCATTAATAACCTTAATGCACAAAAGAAAACCACACCAACAACTACACCAACAACTACACCAATAACTACACCAATAACTACACCAATAACTACACCAATAACGAAGACACCTACAGAGCTTGAGTTTCCTAAGCAAATTCAAGAACCTATTCCTGAAATACCAAAGAAAGAACTAATCCCTTATAAAGAAATACTGCGTGCGCCAACAGATTTAGAGCGTCAAATATTGCGTAGTGCTTTATTAGAGGCTCCACAAGGACAGCTTTCTTGGGCACAGCAAGCTGCCGATAATTATGTCAATAAAAAAGGAGAAGAGGTTTTTAAAAACCTTTCGGCAGATGCTCTTAAGCAAACCCTTGCCGAATATCAAAAAGCATTAAAAAAAGAGCAGACATTCTCAATGCTTCAAGGCATGGGTTTGTCTGAAGTCACCGATATGAAGGAGGGAATAAAAAATTCCATCCTTGGTGATATTGGTTTTGGTGGTTTTATTGGAACAGGGAAAGGTTCTTCGCAAGAAAAAGCTTTATCAGACCGCCTTGATAAAGCACTTGGCATTGGTTCTTCTGTTCAATACAATTGGCAAAAATGGTTTGATGATACCATCTCTCAACGTTATCAAGATCTTGAAGTACTTAAAAAACTAGAAGGATCTAATATCGCGCCAGAAGAAACACAACGTATTGAAGAATTAAAAAAACTTGGACAAGCTTTTGTGCAAGATTATTTAAAACCCCGTTTTGATACCTCAAAATCTATTAGCGAATTTGTTAGCTACATGGATGTGAAGGAAGAGGAACAAAACGTATTGCAGACACAGCTTGCTTCTAGCGCACTAAAAGACTACGCAGAAAAACAAGCAAGAACATATATTGATTCTTTGGGTACAACTTTAGTAACAAAATATTTTGATCCAGATTTTTACAGAAACCCTACAGTGCTTTCTGGTACGGATAGAACAGAAAAAACAAAATTATATGAATATCAGAAAAAAGAACTGGCTTCCTTGAATCCAAATGACATTGTTAAGAAAGAAGGAAAAACATGGAAAGAACTTGCTTATGAATATGGTTTAGATATTGAGAACAACCCTGATGATTTTGCGCGTCTGCATTATGAAATTGTTGGTCGTAGTAAAGGATATGATCCAGTTGCGGACTCTTATACAGGTAAAGACCTTCAAAACTTTATTAATACTGACTTAGCAAAAGCACTGGAAACACAAAAGGGAACCTATATCAATTCTGTGTTTACTCCTTTTGTTTCTGCTGAGTCAAAAGCAAGTGAATTGGTTGGTAAGATGAATCTAGACAATCTTCCAACTGAATTAAAAGAACGTCTTAAAGACCTGGGAGTTAGTGAGAAAGAAGATCCTGTAGAAGAAGTAAAAGATGCGTTAGTTCAAATTTTACGTACTGATCCAGCACTTGAGATTAGAGAACAAATTAAACAGTTAAATGAACAATCTGTTAAACCTACACAGGAAAAATTAGGATTTGGTTATATCCAAAGGGAAGGAGATGTTGACACCAAAGCCCCGACTGGTGGAAGTGCTCTGTTTAACGTTTTTAAAAAAGCTGGTTACGGTGGAAGCGAGGCAGAGTTTTATACCGATTTTTTTCCTGACGCAACCGAAGAAGATAAAGAACTTACTTACAGCAGTTCTCAGGTAAGTAAAAAAGGAGGAGTGCAGAATCTCCTTGGTTTTAGCATGCCTGATTTCTCTGATCCGTTTGCTGCTATTGGTTCATTAGATAAAATGATGGGCGATAGTACAACAAAAAACAAGGAATCTTACATCCCTACACGCGCTAACTACTTTAAATACTTTCAGGATGAGGAAGATGAAGGTGCGCCTTCCTATTTTAATATGAAATCAGATAGTGGTTTTGGTTCTCTTTTTGGTTAAGTAAATGTCAGATAAAGCACGTAAGGCTGCTTCTGCGGCTGGTAAATACAAGAAAGAAAATATGAAATGCAATAAACCCCAACGCGCCCCAAAAGGTGCTAAGCAAAAGTATGTGGTAAAAGCATGCCAAGGCGGAGAAGAAAAGATTGTCCGTTTTGGTGCCAGGGGATATGAAGATTACTTACAGCACAAAGATGAGGGCAGACGTGCTAACTTTAAAGCGCGTCACAACTGCTCCGAGAAGAAGGATAAACTGACTCCCGGATGGTGGGCGTGCAATTACAACTGGTAAAACCATGGCAAAGCCTAAATCGAATGTACTTCACATTGAAGGAAAACCCAAAACCACTTCTATCGGGCAGGGGCAAAATAGCCGTCCTCAACGACGTGGCAAAAAGAAACTTCGTGGTCAAGGTAAATAAAATTTATGTATATTGGGGGTAACAATAGTTATCCCCATGTCGGATCTTTCGCGTGCCATTAACCTAATTCGTAAATACGAAGGGTTTAACGAAAAGGCATACCCAGATCCGCACACTGGCGCAGAGCCCTACACCATCGGGTTTGGAACCCAGTTCTATCCCGATGGTTCCCCCGTCAAGCAAGGCCAACGCTGCAGCAAGGAGAAGGCACTAGAGTACCTCTTCCATGAGGTCAACGTCATTGAGTCTCAACTCCTGCAACAGAACTTGGGACTGGATGACAACATGCGCCAGGCCCTGGTATCATTCATCCACTCAGTCGGCTGGGAGTCTTTCCTCTACAGTCACATCATTGATCACCTAGAGGCGGAAGATTTTGCCAGTGTCACCACAGAGATGAGTCGTTGGATTTTTGACCAAAACCACAAGGTTGTCGGCGGTCTCCTGGAACGCAGGAGGGAAGAGATGGGTCTTTTCCTTCGTGACGTAGACACCAGTCCTTGGGCGTCAACCGAAGTTTTATTGACCGCTTTCCGTAATTACAGCGCTGCTCCCCATGAGGTACGTGCAATCCGCGCCCTGGAGGAACGCATCAATCCTTACATCCTTTCTGAATTTGCCAACAGCTTTCGCATTGATGACGATTCATGGGAGGATTTTGCCAACGAGTGCGTCGATTTGATATTCAATGGCTAGCATTAGAATAATTGCAACTAGCAAATGCAGAGCGGAATGGAGCGTTCAGTAGAACCACGGGAGTTTGAACTTCCTCTTGAGCTTCAATTTGCCATGCGCAAAGCTGAGCTTCAATCGGAAGAGATGACTTGGGAGGAACTCCGTTTTGCTCTGTTGAGTCTTTACCACCAACGTCTAATGGAATGGCATGCCATCAAAGACATCATGGCAGCCGAAAACATTGAGATCGACTGGGATCATCCAACCGATCTTGAATTAGCAGAACTCGCCGCCGCCTGTGGATATCGAGACGACGACGAGGATGATGACGACGAGCTTCAGCCTTTCTGAGCTTCGTCAAGTTGAATGAGGCGGTCCAGATACCACTGAGCTTTTTTCAGTGATTCTGTACCGCCTTTATGTTTTTCACGCCACACGTATTTTTGAATATTGCCTTTTAAGTAACCACGATACTCTTCTGGTGTCAGTGCTGCTTCAATAGCTTCGATACACTCGATGCCGCCATCAGTGTAATGCGGTGGGTGGTTAACCACATCCTTCTGGATCACAGGAGTTTCTTCTTTAGTGGCCCAGGGAACTGGGCACACACCACCAGGGCAATCACTCACTTCTTCTACCGGAGCAAACCACGACGTTTTGCTGACAGCATCCGTTCCTTCTCGTCCGGTTCCTCCAGTTCCAATACCAAGGTCTTTGGTTTCGGAGATGCTCCCATCGCCAAACCCTGCTCCATTGAGGGGATATAGCCCGTCATTCCAGGCCGTGCTCCCTCGAGATTCAACGGATTCCTTTCTAGCCCCTGCTCGCATGCGACCAAACCTCGGTTGTACATATCATATAAGGGTACATCATTTTGCTCGTTATCGAGCGGTGCACCAAAATCTTCTTCATCAAGACAGCGGCATTTTACTTCGTCTTGAACAAAAGCATCTAAGAATCCTGCGGCAGAATGCATCACGGTAGTTAATTGATTCACTGCTTCTACAATGATAGGATGGCCAACCGATTTAGACCTACTTACGATCCAGGAATTGATTCTGGTACCTCTGGGGCTGAGGTATCAGATCTTAATCCGGGTTCGGATTACAATACAGATCTTCGTTATGGCAGCGAAAAAGATAAAATTTATGAAAGCCGTGCGGACTTACCTACTGTTACCGCTGGTTCATGGCCAGAACGCCCATCTTACACAAGAGAAGGGGACATAATAAATGAAGAAAGAGCAGAAAAATTTATTAAGTCAGCTAAAGCCGCTGGCAAATTTAAAGTTGCAAGCGACCTAAAAGAATATACAAATAACGGAAAAACTCCCAGGAATTCTTATTTGGTAAATGCACGGTCCTTTGGCCCTCCTTTTGGAGGTGTACAAACACCTTCTATGGGAGAATCAGGAGGGCGTTCTGGAGCGGTAGATTACGCAGATAAACCAGGTCGTAATTCGGGCAAACCTTACAATTGGCTTGATGCTTTTGGTTAGACCTGCGAGAAGACCACATTATTTGGTTGGTCTTGGTACTTACCTTTCCGGTCTTGGTACGTGGTGTGACAGGGATTACCACGATAGAACAACAGTTGCGTGATTCCTTCGTTCGCATAGATGCGATTGAAGAGTCCAGTGCAATTACTAATCTCAAGCGTCAGGTAACCTTCCCATCCGCTTTCGGCTGGCGTAATGTTGACCAGGATTCCTGACCGTGCGTAAGTAGATTTACCTACTGCAACAACAGTGACATCACGAGGAAGCTTTAGACGTTCTTGCGCAACGCCAAGGCAGTAGCCATACGGAGGAAGCAAGAAGTACTGACCGCGTTCATCCTCCAGGAGATCAGCAGGCTTCAGGATGTCAGGATCAAAGTTCTTTGGATCACAGTCGCCAGCTTGTACTTTGCCAAAAATCAAGCATTGTGCAGGAGACAAACGAATGTCATAGCCGTAGGAGCTGAGACCATAGCTCAGAAGCTTGCGTCCATCTTCTTTGCTGATCAAATGATCCACGAAAGGTTCGATCATTTGCTCTTCTTCTGCGAGTTGCTTGATCTCCCAGTCGGCCAGGACGCTCATAAATCCCTGTAATCGTCCTTCAGTATACAGAGATTACACAAGAAGATG